CCCAGCTATGTCAGATCCAAAAATAGTTAAAAGAAACGCACAATTAAAAGACCATCTAAGGCGATCAAAAGGCCCTGATAGTGACATGGGCCCTATAGGCAAAGAGAAGCAAAGAAGAACACTAAAGCCTATTCTTAAAGGCACTAGTGCAGAAAAAAGTGTTTCCTTGCCGCCGGTTAAAATAACGGATAGTCCAGCTAAATTAAAAGATTCGGTTACAGGCAAAAAAATTAAAGGTTATGCTAAAAGCAATATTAAAGTTGATCGCGTAAGAGACCGCCAAGAGCGCAAGGAAACCCGAGCGGCTAAAATGGAAACAGCGAAGTCTGACGGTAAAGTTACTAGATTGGAAAAAAAGGGAATTAGAAATTCTCAAGCTAACTTAAAAAACGAGCAGGTTGCCGATCGTAATAATAAATTCCAAGACCAAAAAGTAAAAGACAAAAAATTTAAAGAAGGCGAAAGACTAAGACAAACCGCTAGAAAGCTAAATAATGCTGTAGCAGTAGGGTTAGATAAAAACCAAGCGCAAAAGAAAATGGATAAAGCAGATGCTAAAGCCGATAAGCGTGTTGGAAGAGCAGCTAAACGTGCTGAACGCAGGAAGTTTTAATTATGTCGTTTAAACTTAAAGACAAATCAACGCTATTTGGTATCGATAAAGATACTTCCACGGACAACACCCCGGTTTTTAAGAAAGACTTAGAAGGTGCGGTTATGGCTGAAGCAAATAGAGACGGCACAATATTCGTGCAAGAGGGTTTGTCTGCTAAGGAAACAAAAGATGCTGTAGAACATGAAAAGGTTCATCTTGATCAAATGGCTATGGGTAGATTGCAGTATAATGACGACACGGTTACGTGGAAGAAAGATACAAGATCTCCAGCAAGGGTTTATCAAAGAGCAAATATGAATGAAGGCGATCCTAACTTTGAGTGGGAACAAGAAGCCTATAAGAAAAAATAGAGGGGTTACACCGTGTGCAGGATGGAGCTACCCGACAAGGAATCAATCGCGCGGACCCTCTTACTTATTAACTAACAATAATTATTATGATCAAGCCAATTACAGCAAGAGTACAAGCCGCTACACAGGCAGGTTTGCTAGTAACAGAACCAATATTAAACGTCGGCCCAGCTGGCGTTGATGGTGAGATTGCTACAAGAAAATTTCCATCACCGTCTAACGCGAAAAGCAAGTAGCATGGCATATACACAGCCAGGCTCGCCATTCGCTAAGTTACGCAAAACTACAACAGGCAAAGGCCGTCACTTCTTAAAAGCAAAAGAAGGAGCCGGTATGACTGCTAAAGGTAGAGCAGCTTACAATAAAGAAACAGGCGGTGATTTAAAAGCACCTCAACCTGGTGGTGGTAAAAGACGCACCTCGTATTGCGCAAGATCAAAGGGTCAGATGAGCATGCATAACATTGATTGTTCTAAGACACCTGAAAAAAGAATCTGTGCAGCACGTCGCAGATGGAAATGCTAATAAACAAATAAAAAATAATGGGATCATTTATTAATCAACCCGAATTCGGGACAACTGTAACAGTGGTTACGCCAAGCGACACTATTGGTGCCGCAACTAATTTAGGCGGCGTGGCTTTGTATTGCGGTGTTGGCGGTGACGTTAAAGTAATTATTCAAAACAAAACAGCTGCAGGTGGTGGATTGCCTACTGCAACAGAAGCTGTTGTGTTTAAAAATGTGCCTAATGGTGGATTTTTACCTATAATTGTAGATTACGTTTTAGCTACCGGCACTTCGGCTACGGACATCTTAACTATTAAGTAATATGGGTATAGGCCTGGCAAATATAGTATACTGGAGCACCGCGGCAGCATTTACGGGGCTACTCGACACATATCCCGGTGCGACGGTTGCGTATTCTCTCCGCTTGTTAAAAAGCGATTACAGCGGTAATGCGGTAAAAGTTAGAAGAGCATCAGATAACGCAGAGCAAGATATTGGCTTTGTAAATAACGAATTAGATACGGCAAGTTTAGAAACATTTTGTTCGGGAACGGATGGGTTTGTAACTACTTGGTATGACCAATCGGCTAACGCGAATAACGCGATACAAGCATCAGCAGCTAACCAACCACAGATTGTGAGTAGCGGAACTTCACTTGGTTATATTCAAAGTTTTGGATCGGGAGCGGGAATCACGACGCTTGATAGCACTGCTAACGGATACTTCAACAACGCTGATTTTTCCACATTTTTTGTAGGACAAAATACTGGTGATTGTGTTTGGGGCATGGGAGCAGGGAATCCGTTCTATGCGGCTGCGCGCGAAGGGTTTAGTGACGCATTCGCCAATGGGTTTACCGAAGGAAACCGATATTCTAATGGTTCATTGATTGGCGCAACTTTCGGCGATATGTATACCGCATTGACATCATTTGCTCAAGTTAGTGTTTTGGCGGTGTATATAAGCTCGGACATAAAAATTCGTATGATAGGGTTTTCCGGTTTTAATAATGGAAGGCTGAAGGAGTATATAATTTATCCAAATCAAACCATAAGCAGAACGGGCGTTGAAAATAATATCATAGATCATTACAACTTTTAACAATGATTGAATAATTGAGCATAGTCTTAGTTATCAAGCAAATTAAGTAATAATAACAATAACAATAATTTAATTTAATAAACAACAACAACAATGGGAAAAGTACAAGACATTGCTCCGGCAAAAGTAGAAGCAGTTACAGCTGAAGAGTTAGCTAAATTGCAAAAGATGGTAAACGAAATGAATCAGATGCAAGCAGCCATTGGTGGTTACGAAGCACAGAAGCATGAGATGCTACATCAATTAGCAGGATCAAAAAACGAATTAACAGAATTCCAAAAGGAGCTTACTGAAACTTATGGAGATATTACTATTGATTTGAAAGATGGTGCTATCTCGCCAGCAGATGCAGGTAATAAGGAAGATTAGTATTGGAAAAGACTATAAAAATGACGCCATGCACTATTCTGTTGGACAGGAAGTGTATGGCGGTCATACTATAGTTAATATACTGGAAGAAGAAACTAAGTATTCCGTGTATATACAAAAGGGAGATATGCTAATGCCTTGGAAAGACTTTAATAAGAACATGGCAATATCGATCGAATACGATCTTAAGTGGTAATGCAAAGCGTTTACAACTTTATAGTAGCACCTAAGAATGGCAGGTCTACTAGTGAAAAAGACATTAATGGTTCTAAGCTGCTGTTAAACACAGAGTTACAAAACCATCAATATACTAGCCGATTAGGTGTAGCAATTAGCGAGCCTAAAATACACGGCACTCCGATCAAACCTGGTGACGAAATTATCGTTCACCATAACGTGTTTAGAAGATTTAGAGATGTTAGAGGAAAAGAAAAGAACAGCAGGTCGTTTTATAAAGAAGACATGTTTTTCGTTAGTACAGACCAGATTTATGCTTACAAGCGTGGAGATGTATGGAACCCTCTTCCTGAATACTGTTTTGTAAAGCCTATACACGAAACTAAAATGTTTTCATCTGAAAAAGAAAGACCTTTAATAGGTATTATAAAATATGCAGGTGAAGGATTTGAAATAGGATCTTTAGTGGGGTTTACTCCTGGATCGGAATACGAATTTAATATAGAGGGTGAACGATTATATCGCGTTCCCACAAGTAAAATTACTGTCGAGTATGAATATCAAGGAGACGAAAAGGAATATAATCCTAGCTGGTCACAGAGCAGTTGAGGAACTTATAAAAGTTGCTAATGAAAAGATAGTTGATTCCGGTGATGACATCACTGCTGATCGATTAAAGAATGCAGCGGCAACAAAGAAGCTCGCGATATTTGACGCTTTTGAAATCTTATCAAGGATTGCAGAAGAAGAAAGAATACTAGACAACAAGCCAAAAGAAGATGTTAAAGAAGCTTTCAAAGGTTTCGCGGAGAGCAGATCTAAATGATGTATGAACAAAGTTTAGTCAAAACCGTACAGCCTCTAAAGCTAACAACCGTACATAGATTAAACAAAACAAAAAAGTGGAAGTACGGATATAACAAGGAGCACGACATTGTGGTCGTTAGCAAAAATGGGCAAATAGGTGAAATTATAGAAGTTCAAGGATTTCAAATAGCCTTACCGCCTGTGCCTAAGGGTCTTAAGAAAGGTGATGACAAATGGGTTATTGCGGAGTATCCGAAAGAGCTTAAAAACGTTAAAACTATATTTGATTGGAAAGCATATCCAGAAGAGTTCAAATCAAAATGGGGAGGCTACATAGATGAGGAATTTAAAAGAAGAGAGGAAGGTTACTGGTTTTATAATAAAGGCGTCCCTACTTATATTTCTGGGACTCATTACATGTACTTGCAGTGGAGCAAAATTGATGTTGGCAACCCAGACTACAGAGAAGCTAACAGACTCTTCTTTTTATTCTGGGAAGCCTGTAAGTCAGATACAAGATGTTACGGAATGTGCTATCTTAAGAACAGACGTAGTGGATTCTCATTCATGGCGTCAGGCGAAACAGTTAACCAGGCCACTATATCAGGAGATGCAAGATTCGGCATCCTATCTAAGTCAGGTAGCGATGCTAAAAAAATGTTCACCGATAAGGTTGTGCCAATCTCTCTTAACTACCCGTTTTTCTTCAAGCCCATACAAGATGGTATGGATAGACCGAAAACTGAACTGGCATATAGGGTTCCTGCTTCTAAGTTAACAAGAAAAGGTATACAGGCCAACGAGATTCGAGAAGAACTTGAAGGTCTTGATACAACTATTGATTGGAAAAACACAGGAGATAACTCTTATGATGGTGAAAAGCTAAAGCTTTTAGTACATGACGAAAGTGGTAAGTGGGAAAGACCAGACAATATATTAAACAACTGGCGAGTAACTAAAACTTGTTTACGTTTAGGTAGCCGAATTATCGGGAAGTGCTTAATGGGTTCTACATCGAATGCATTAGACAAAGGCGGTGAAAACTTTAAAAAGTTATACAACGATTCCGACGTAACAAAAAGAAACAACAATGGTCAAACAAAGTCTGGATTGTACAGCTTGTTTATTCCAATGGAATGGAATTATGAAGGTTTCATAGATGAGCACGGACAACCAGTGTTCACAACGCCGTCTGAAGAGGTTTTAAGCCCGTTTGGTGACGTTATTGACGTTGGGGTTATAGATTACTGGAGTAATGAAGTTGATGGCCTTAAACAAGACCAGGATGCTTTGAATGAATATTACAGACAATTTCCCCGAACAACTGAGCACGCGTTTAGGGACGAAACAAAAAGTAGCATATTTAATCTCGCTAAAATCTACGAACAGATTGATTATAACGAGGACTTGCGTAATACTAATGTTATAACACAAGGCAATTTTCAGTGGTCACACGGTATAAAAGACACAAGAGTAGAGTTTATACCTAGTCCACAAGGGCGTTTTAAGGTCTCATGGGTCCCAAACGCTGAAGTACAGAACAGACATACCACAAAGAATGGTATTAAACACCCAGGCAATGAGCATATGGGTGCATTCGGATGTGATAGTTACGATATTTCAGGAACGACAGACGGCAAAGGTTCCAAAGGTGCGCTTCATGGACTGACAAAGTTCAGCATGGAAGATGCACCGCCTAGTACATTCTTTTTAGAATACATAGCTAGGCCTCAAACTGCAGAGATATTTTTTGAAGACGTGCTTATGGCATGTGTTTTCTACGGGATGCCAATACTTGCTGAGAATAACAAGCCTAGATTGCTTTACTATTTTAAACGTAGAGGATACAGGGGTTATTCAATGAACCGACCTGACAGATTGTGGAATAAACTTTCTGTAACTGAAAAAGAGATAGGTGGAATACCTAACTCAAGTGAAGACATTAAGCAAGCGCATGCTGCTGCTATTGAGATGTACATTGATAAGCATGTTGGTCTAAACTCAGAAGGAGTGTATGGCGATATGTATTTTAACGCTACATTAAATGATTGGTCAAAGTTTGATATAAACAATAGAACAAAG